ACGGTTCAAACAGACAATTCTACTCCAGGGTCTTTAACTATTCCAAAAGGATATGTCTTTCTATCATCAGTTTTAGATGGCATTTCTTATCGTTTTGTTACGATGGAAGCATACACTACAACTAAAACTGGAACAAATTTTGTATTTAATAATGTGATGATTTATGAGGGTCAACTAGTTACATTTTCATATACTAATGATTATACGACTAATCCTAGACAATTATTTGCGATACCCGATTCTAGAGTAGATACTTCAAAACTCACTGTAAGTGTAAGACAATCTGTCGCTAATGTTCAGTCAGAAATTTATGAAAAAGCGGATGATGTTTTAAATTTAACTTCTAATTCGGAAGTTTATTTTTTACAAGAGGGAAGAAACGGGCAATATGATGTGTATTTTGGAGATGATGTTATAGGTAAAAAAATACCCGATGGTGGTATTGTAACACTGGAATATCTGATAACAAATGGAAACGCATCTAATAAATCCAACAATTTCACATCAACGACTGCTATAGGTGGGTTTTCAACCATATCAGTAAATTCTATAAGCGCAGCATCAGGTGGATCTCAGAAAGAAACTGTTGAGCAGATAAAATTTGCCGCACCATTAAATTTACTCTCTCAAAATAGAGCAGTTACAAAGAACGATTATATCAAATTGATCCAGCAAAAATACCCTTCTTTCGAAGCGGTTAACGTTTGGGGTGGTGAAGAAAACGACCCTCCAGTTTACGGAAAAGTTTTTATTGCAGCCAAACCTAAATTAGGATTTGAAATAACGGATACAGAAAAAGAATTTGTTACAAACACTATTTTGAAACCTATCAGCATTTTGACTGTGACTCCTGAAATTGTAGATATCGATTACAATTACTTAAAACTTGAGACAACTGTGTTTTATGATAAAAGTAAAACTACACTTTCCGATTCTGAAATAAAAACTAATCTAAAAACTGTAATAACCAACTACTGTAATAATAACTTAAATAAATTTAATTCATACTTCAAATATTCGGGTCTTGAATCTACTATTGATTCTTACAGCCCAGCAATCATATCAAATGAAGTTGAATTATTCGTCGCTAAAAAATTCAGACCAGTGTTGGGTCAAGCAGATAATTATATTTTAGATTATGGATTCGAACTTTCACGAGGAACAACTAATGATAACTTTTACTCATCACCAGACTTTACCGTCGTTGATGAAGAAGGTGTTTCTCGTCAATGTTTCTTTGAAGAAATTCCCTCTTCATTTACGGGATTAGAGGGAATCACTGTAACTAATCCAGGATACGGATATACTTCAACACCTACAGTGACAATAGTAGGTGATGGCGAGGGAGCTACAGCTAAAGCAGTGATTGTAAACGGTAAACTTTCTAAGGTTGAAGTGTTAACTCCAGGTATTGGTTATACAACGGCAGCAATACAGATAACTGGAGGAGGCGGAGTGCTCGCAGCAGCAAGTGCTGTTTTGGAGGGAAGATTTGGGCAGATTAGAATTTCTTACTATAAAATAGATGCAATAAGTAGTCAAAGTACAAAAGTTGTTATCAATAAAAATAAAAATAATGGTGTTACAGGAACTATTGACTACTTTTTGGGAAGAATATACATAAACGATTTCAAACCTACAGCAATCAATAATGATTTTGGTGATGTATTAGTACATATAAAACCTAAAATTAACATTATTCAATCTAAATTAAATAAGATGCTGGTTTTAGATGAAGCAGATCCAACAAGTGTAACCGTTAAAACTATAATAGTCTGATGGAAAATTATAAACTTTCTACTCTGGTAAAAAGTCAATTACCAGATTTCGTAAGAGGTGAATATCCAAAATTTGTTACATTTTTGGAAAAATATTATGAATGGTTAGAGCAAACTAATAGAGTCAATTATGCTGTTGAAGCACTAGTTGATTCTAATGATATTGACTACTCAGATTCTTTTTATATTGAAAAATTAAAACAGGATCTAGCTCCTTACTTTCCGCAAAATATTGTTAATGATAAAAGATTGTTTCTAAAATTAGTAACAAATTTTTATAAGTCTAGCGGAACACCACAATCAGTAAAATTTTTATTTAAGGCTCTCTACAACGACAACATCGACATATATTATCCAAAAGAAGACATATTAAAAACTTCAGATGGAAAATGGATTCTCCCTCTAGCGTTGCGTATTGATACAAATGATAATAATATTTTCAATATCGCAAAAACAAAAATAACAGGGTTGTCTTCTAAATCTAGTGCTGTTGTAGAAAAAGTTATTAGATCGGTAGATCGACAGTTAGGTATTACTTACATTGAGGCTTATGTAAGTAATGTTGAACGATTATTTCAGACAGGAGAAACTTTAAGTGCAACCTATTATGATGAAAATTCAGAAACAAACGTTACTGTAACAGGTAAGCTTATTGGTTCTCTTTCTGAAATAAAAATTAATCCTACAAACAGAGGTCTCTTCTATAATGGTTTTGATGCCGACATTGGATATAACGGAGATCCAGTTAGTATTGTTGGAGGTTTAAATGCCAACTCAGCTAATCCTATCGGCGCCATAGCTTATGTGGGAGACACCACAAAAGGTGGCATTTCTGATATATTTGTTTTAGATGGAGGATTCGGGTTTAGAAGTTCTATAGATTATCCTAATTCTTCAATTGTAGATTTCAAAGGAGGATTTGAAAATTCTCCTTTCGGTTCGGAAGCTAAAGCATCTATTGGTCTGATTGATGAAGATACTGTCAGACTTATAAATGTTTCTAACATGGCTATATCAACTCTAGATGGATTGGGATCTAATACAACATTAACTGGAACCGGAGCAATATCTCCTTCCAGCAATATTGTTACGGGAACAGGAACTTTATTTACAACTGAATTGTCAGTTGGTGATGCAATTTATGTTGGATCTTATCTTACTGAAGTAAATCAGATAAACTCAACTACACAGATAAGAACAAATACTGTTTTTTCCACAACCGAGTCTGGTTTAACTCTAAAAAAAGCAGGCAGAACTATTTCTAGAATACGTTCAACTACAATAGAAAACATTTCAACTTATTCTGCATTTAATGTTCATCCAATATCCTTTATTACAATAGATGGTTCTGGGGGTGGATACCGATCAAGACCCACGGTAGAAACTTACAGTTTTTACAATGAAGATTTATCAGATTCATTGATAATGTCATCCAGAAGAATAATAAAAAATACAAATTATATAGAAGATACAAGTCAAGATTTAACTCTTTCATTGGAAACAGGAGATTATGTAAGGTTGTTTATACCAAACCTTTATGAAGAAGTCAAAGTTATTACCTATGTGGATACTAACAGAATTTATTTTTCTGATAATTTTCAGAATGACATTCCTAGAAGTCTTTCGGATATAGGCGTTTCGGTATATAAAATAAATCGAAATGATTTATATAATATAGGTTCAATAGGTAGAATTGATGTTAATAATGGCGGAACAGGATATGCGAATGGTGATATTCTAATTTTTACCGGAGGCTCTGGTTATGGTGCTAATGGTTATGTAAACGTTTCTGCTGGAGTAATAACTTCAGTTACGATTAACAATCATTCTCAAGATGCGTATGTTATTGGTGGTGAGGGTTATAAAAGAGATTCATTACCAGCCATCACTGTTCAGTCTGCTGCCGGTGCTGGAGCAAATCTAACAGTTTCAGAAATTGCAGGCGATGGTGAGTCTTATGGATTGACAACTTCAAGGATCGGTGCTGTTTCTTCAATACGAGTTATAAGTTATGGATATGATTATGTTTCGGCTCCGTATGTTTCTTTGAGAAATGCGGACCTAAATGTTACTGGAGTTACAGCTGGGCAATTGTTTGTTTCAAACACTATTATATACCAAGGAACTTCGAATACCAACTTCTCATTCAAAGCGAGTGTTGATAGCTATGACCCGGACACTGGTGTTTTAAGAATATTTGATTATGTCGGAACTTTAAATAATAGTCTATTAATAAAATATGATAGCTCTATTGCATTGAATGCTGTTTCAGCAACAGTGGTTTCCTCAACTTTCTACGGAGATGGAAACGCAAAAGCAACTGCAAAATTTGAAAATGGATTGATTAGATATCCAGGAATTTATTTAAACACTGACGGTCAAGTGAGTTCAGACAAGAGATTGCAAGATGGTGAAAAATACCATAACTTCTCTTACGTTATTAAATCGACTAAAGATTATGCTACATTCAAAAAACCTTTAAATGAAATTGTTCATCCAATAGGAACAAAAACATTTACCTTTAAAACAGATGAAAATAAAGAAATCATTACAACGACAGATGAGACAAAATACATTACAATAAATGACCTTTCAGATACTTATAATATTGCAGCATCATCAAATACAATTACAACGACAAATGTATCTGCAAATCTGATAACTACCGTAAATGTTGGTGATATTATCTTATTGTCAAATGTTCATAGGAGACTTGTTGGTACGGTTAATGTCTCAACAGGTTCAAATATAATTATTTCGTATCAAGGAACTGCTAATTTCTTGAATGATTTTCAAGAAGGAGATACACTATATCTTTCCACCGGAAACACAGTTACAGTTAGAGAAGTTACAAATGCTAATGTTGCAATCGTAAGTTCAATATTAAATGTCTCTTCCACACAAGTAAATGCTAATGTTGTTTTGGTTGAATATGCAAAAGCTAATTCTGTAAATGCTAATACAATAATAACGACAACAACATTTAAAGCTAACGGAAGTAATCTTTTCGCTACCATACAAAAAGTTAGATAAATAATACTATGTCATCTATAATAACAGAAAACTTCAAGATTTTACTTGCAAAACAAGTTTACAACCTATTAGAGGTTGGAGCAAATTCTTACCTTCCTGCGCCAAGAAAATCTTATGTCTATGCTTTAATGGGTAAACAATTAAGATGGAATGCTGGCACTGAAGTTGCAGGAACTCCTTCTGACACTATAACCTATCTAAATGATGTTTATAAAACGGCAATTGCTGCTAAAAGACTTTCCATTGAGAATGCTTCTCTCGTTGCTCCAAGAATAAATTGGGCTAATAGTACAATTTATAATACGTATACATCAAATACTAATTTTTATGTTCTAACATCCAAAGATCAAGTTTTTAAATGTTTATCCAACAATTCTGGAGCTTTATCTACAAGTGAACCCGAACTCAGCCTTTCCACAACTTCATTAGAAGAGCCTTTCGTTCAGACAGAAGACGGTTATAAATGGAAATATATGTTCACTCTAACCTCGATTCAAAAACAAAAGTTTTTGACTGAAGAATGGATGCCTACAGTTTTTAATAAATTCGTTAGAGCAGCAGCCGAACCTGGTTCAATTGATATTGTACATATAACAAATTCTGGAAATAATTATACTAATGGTGCAACACAGTCCATCATAAACATATCGGGTGACGGAACTGGTGCTGTATTAAAAGCAAATGTTTCGGATGGAAAAGTTGTTAACATTATTATACAAAATAGAGGAACAAATTACACTTATGCGAACTTGAGCTTTCAAGATGTTGTTGGTGGTTCTGGTTCTGATGCTGCTGCTACAGTTTCAATATCTCCTGTCGATGGTCATGGTTATGATCCTGTTTATGAGTTGCGAGCTTCTACAATATTATTCAACGTTGACTTTGAAGAAGATGAATCTGGGTTAATACCCACCAACAATGATTTCAGAGAAATAACACTGATTCAAAATCCTTATTTAAGAGGAACCACAACCTTAGCTACAAGTAATACCTATAGTTTATATACGAAAGTTAAAGTTTCTCCTGGAGTTGGAGACTTCTCTTCGGATGAAGTCGTTTATCAAGGAACAGACATTTCTACCAGCACTTTTACCGCAGATGTTATATCGTTTGATGATGTAGAAAATTTCTTATACTTGAATAATGTAAAAGGCACCTTAGGTGTAAATCAATCAATTAAAGGCATATCTTCAGGTGCGATTCGAGTTGTTAACTCTGTAACAAATCCTTCTCTCGAATTATACTCTGGAAAAGTTTTATACATATCAGATAAATTGCCTGTAACAAGAGACCCCTCACAAACGGAAAGAATCCGTTTCATATTGAGTTTCTAACGAGGAATAAATGACTACGCTTTTCAATTACGACCCATACTACGACGATTTTGATGAAGATAAGAATTTTTTAAGGGTTCTATTTAGACCTGGATATGCTGTTCAGGCTAGAGAATTGACTCAATTACAAACTATTTTATCTAATCAAATAGAAAAGTTCGGCAATCACATTTTTAAGAGTGGCAGCCCTATTATTGGTGGAAGAATTTCTTTAGATAGAAAAGCTAACTATATTATTTTGCAAAATCAATATAGTGGTGTAGATATTGACTTAAATGATTTCCGTGATAAAACTATTGTCTCATATAATAGTTCCAAATTGGTTAGAGCTAAAGTTATAGCAACAGACACCACTGGAGGGTTATCAATTCTCGTTATTAAGTATTTAAGTGGAGAGAAATTTGCAGAGGGTGATGAGCTTCGAGTTTTTGGACAAGATATTTTTGCGGTATTAAGAGGAACAAATGCAACAGGAGGTTCTTTTGTTGCAAGCATACAAGAAGGTGTTTATTATTTTAAAGGTCAATTTGTTAAAGTTGTTCCTCAATTTTTAATTATTGAATCTTTTTATCGAATTGGATCTAGTTCAACAGTCAATGTCTTACCCTCTTACAAGATTGGTATTGAGTTTGAAGAAAATATTGTAGATGAAATTGATGATACTTCACTGTTAGATCCTGCACAAGGCTCATTTAACTATCAAGCTCCCGGCGCAAATCGTTTTCAAGTTACAACAACTCTTTCAAAGAGAACTCTGGATTCAGCCGATACTTCAACATTTTTTGAAATTATACGACTTGTTGAAGACGTTAAAACAAAAGAGATAGAATATCCAATTTATAGTGAAATTGAGAAAACTTTAGCTAGAAGAACATATGATGAATCAGGCAACTACACGGTCGATCCTTTTGTTATTTCTTTAGAAGAAGGTGATCAAGCTAATGGTAAATTTGATGTAGTGTTGGATCCAGGTAAAGCTTATGTTGGAGGTTATGAATTTCAAACTATAGCTCCAAGCAGAATCAAAGTTGATAGAGCAAGAGAAGTTGCGAATGTGAATGATTTTGATCTTCCAACTAACTATGAATCAAGTGTTGTATTAGCAAACGTTCGTAACACATTAGACATCACAACTTTTCCTCAACTCGATATTCATTGCGTCCCACACGAAAGTATACAGATAACAACTGCATCAAAATATAACTCTACAAAAATTGGTACGGTTTATGCTCATATGATTCGTTACAATGATTCCACAGATTCATCTAACGGAAATACACATACATTCACGACGTATCTTTTTGGTGCCAATAATGTTCCTGTTACGGGTACATTAGCAGCAAGCGGAAGTTCACCAACAACGATTGCTATTCCTACCACATTTAGTTCGACACTTACAACTAATGCTTATGCTAACATGTATTTTAGAATCACTGATTCTGGTGGTTCTAGTCTTTCACCAATATTGATTACAAGTTCAAATACTGTAACATTAAATCTTTCATCTTCTTTACCTTTTATTCCAGCGTCGAACACATTTAGTATTGAATCAGACTTCACTGCTGCTGAATCTCTTGTTGCAAATGGTGGGCTTTATATTGCATTTGCGGGAAATATTGATGCCGATTCTAAATCGACGTCCACTGGATTCGCATCAATTAATGAACAAGCTAGAGCTTCGTTGATATTTAACCCAAGACAAACCGCAATTAAAGCGAATACGATTTCTGATATGGATTTTTATGTTAGAAAGAAATATTCTGGTGTGACAGTTGCCGCTACAGGCAAATTTACTGTTACTGCAACCTCTCCTGATACTTTTGCATTCTCTTCAGGAAGTGGCGTAATTTCAGATTCTTTAATACGAGATAATATTATATGTTTTGTTCGCTCCGATAGCACAAGCAATGCTCAATTAGGAATAACTGCAAATACTGTTTTAGCCCTTTCGAATGATAACTTTACAGTCACATCTATTGGTACTAACTCCTTCGAAGTAGATTTGAAAACGGAAGATACTATAAGAGTTGATTTATTGGTGACAACAAAAATAAACAATGCCGAAAATGCCACAACAGGTGTAACAAAGAAAAAGCAATTAGTTCCTATAAGTGACACTCTTCATGATTTAATCCCTTATGAGATGAATACTTCTGGAACACAAGGTACGGATGTTCTCTATTCGGCAAATACTTCTGGTGAAACTACTAGTTTTGCCGGAGGAATGGTTTTCAAAAGTATTGGTGCAACAAACTTCACAGAATCATCAATTCTAACCGATCTGAGAACGCCAGGAAAAGTTGTTAGTTTACAAGTTCCTGATGTTTATGAAATTGTCGGCATATTTGATTCTAAAAATACAACATCAAATGTGACTTCTGCAATGCTTACAAATACAGCGTATGATGTCACAGAAAGATATGAATTTGATACTGGTCAAAGAAAAACACACTATGATCATGCAACTATTAAATTGAAAAGAGGATTTTCTGCACCAACCGGAAGAATTTTTGTTCAGTACCGTTACTTTAAACAACTAACAGTTTTTAGCGGCTTATTTACTGTAGATTCTTATGCACAAGGTTCTAATATTAATTATGATGACATTCCTTCATTTAATGATAAAGAAAACAATAACATTCTAAGTTTAAGATCGGCATTTGATTTCAGACCATACAAAGCTATTGGCGGAACAACACTATCAGGTGCTTTAAATCCAGAACCATTAGAAAACATTGAGATGTCATATGATTATTATCTGCCGAGAATCGATAGAGTTATTGTAAAATCAGGAGGAGAGTTTGCTGTTGTTAAGGGGCAGGCTGCCGTACAACCTCTTCCTCCAGTGGTTGATGTAAAAGATATGTTGATTTATACTTTGACTATTCCTGCGTATACCGAAAATGTAAAAGATATTCGTGCAGATTTCAAGAATAATCGTCGTTATACAATGCAGGACATTCAAAACTTTGAAGATAGAATTCGTGGTCTAGAATATTATGTTTCTTTAAACGCACTTGAGAAGAGTGCCGCAGACGCTAAGATATTGGACAACAATGGATTAGAAAGAGCGAAGTATGGTATACTTGTTGATAATTTTACAAATAAAGAATTAGTTCAGGATACAACT